GATGGTGCAGACCGTCCAATCCTTTCAAACACAGGTGCAACAGTTAACACATTTGGTTCAATCAACCCAGTTGGCCTAACAGCTAACGTACTTGGTCTTCCAGTTGTTGTTGACCCATCACTTGCAACAGGTTCTATGTACATTGGAAACAGCGCAGCTGTTACAACATACGAATCAGCAGGTGCACCATTCCGTCTAAACGACGAAGATATTACAAACCTAACTAACAAGTTCTCAGTCTACGGCTACCTTGCTACAGCAGCACAGGATCCAAAGGCACTTGTTAAGGTTGCAAATCCAAACGACTAATTAGGAGATTAAGATGAACTGGACTGATTTAAAAGATTACGTAAACGCATCTGATATGGATGACGAATACGTTCAAGATTGCTGGAACATAGCTAGAGACTTAATTGCCTCATATGTTCAATCAGCTGAAATTCCACCACAGGTTCTTAAGAGAGCTTACATGGAAGTTGGATCAGAACTGTATCATCGCAGGAACGCTCCAATGGGTGTAACTCAATATGCAACATATGATGGTAATCCTGTCAGAATTGCTAGAGATCCACTCGTTGGAGTGTATCCTCTTCTAAATAGATATATGGTGAGATTTGCATGATTCAAGATACTAAGGACACGATTAAGAGTGCTCTCATATTAGGTGGGGTAACAAACGTCTATACCTACCTTCCTGAGAGACCAACACCACCATGTGCAATGATTGAGCCTGATGTTAATTTCATCAGACTTACTGAAGATGCGTATGGCCCAGTTTATACTTCTAATTGGAAGATCAGACTCATGGTACCTTTTGGTGCTAATGACAAAGAAACCACAACCTTAGACACATACATTGATGACTTGCTTCCAGTAATTTGGGAACACACAGATTGTGCAACCCTTAATGTTGAGAAGCCATTTATCACTGAAGCAAACAATGCAAATTATTTAACAACATTTTTAAATATTTCAATAGACATGCAAGGAGGAAATTAACATGGCACGTTTAAGAGGAAAGTCCATCGTATTTGAAGTAGATAATACTGAATACTCAGGTGGCGTTTCAAACGTAAACTTTACAAACGAAGTTGGAGAACTTGGTTTCGGAGATTACGAAGATTCATTAACATTCCGCTGCCAGGTAGTAGGCTTCCAGGATTTCGCATCAACATCGCTTCACAGCTATTTGTACGACAACCCAGGAAAGACTCTATCAATCACATACGCCCCACACGGCAATGAGACAGCAACAACAACCCAGCCACATTTCACAGCTACAGGCTACTGTGAGACTCTACCAGCAATTGGTGGAGCAGCTGGAGAATATTTCGTATACGACCTTAACATCATTCTTGATGCTAAGCCAGTACGAGTAACAGCTTAAGTTTAGGAAGGTAGTAGTTATGGCATCAGTTGTAAAGATCAAAGGACTGCGTGAGGTTACACGTAGCTTGAAGCAGTACGCTGGTGCAACTGATGATCTGAAGGAAGCTAACGCTAATATCAGCTCAAAGGTAGCAAAGGATGCTATAACTATTGCCCCTAAATCAAGTGGTACTCTGGCCAGCACAATCAGAGGAAACAGAGCAGTACAGAAGGTTCAGCTAAAGGCGGGTGGAGCAAGAGTTCCATACGCAGGAGTAATTGAATACGGTTGGCCAGCTAGAGGAATAGAAGGACAATCATATTTACGCAAGGCGGCCTATGACAACATAGGTTTCGTAATACAACAGTTTGATGCGAATTTAGAAGATCTAAAACGCAAATACATATCAGGAAGCTAGAGGCACACAATGGACGTAAGTAAATTAAAGATGAAGGACCTAGCAGAAGTTGAAGAACTCTCAGGTTACAACATGGATGAGTGGCAAGATTGCCCAAAGGTTAAACTCACAATGGCAATTGCATATGTGGTTGGAAGAAAGTCCAATCCAAGTTTAACTATGGCACAAATTGAAGAGATGGGCATTGAAGAAATGGAATCTCTTGCAAAGGATTTAGAGGCCCCAAAAGCCAACAACTCCTAGATCTAATGGGCGGATTCTGTGCAGCCACAGGATATACGCCACAGCAGTTTTGGGAGATTACGAATGAAGAGTTCTCTGCAATAAGCAGAGCGTTGAGGAGGAATAATGGCTAATCAAATCACGGTTGATATTTTAGCTGACACAAAAAATCTGGTAGCTGGTGTCAATACAGCCAACTCACAATTAGCAAACCTTGGAGCATCTGTCTCAAAGGTAAGCGGAGCATTCAGAGGACTAGCATCAGTATTTGGTGCACAGATAGGATTTAGCTTCCTAACAGATGCAATTAAAGGTGCATCTGATGATCAGGCAGCATTCAAGCGTTTAGCAGACTTATTCGGCAAAGACATAGATGGAATTGCTAAAAAGGTAAATGATATCTCTGGCAAGTTTAAGGTAGATGATGGAGAAATTGCTGACTACTTTGTTAAGCTCAAGTCATCATTCTCATCAGCATTTGATAAGTTTGTTCCAACAGTAGTAGAAGCCTCAGCTACCCTGGCTCTACTTACAGGCAAGCCTTTAGATGAGGTAATCTCTCTATGGGCAAAGACATTAAAAGACGGCAAGATAACAGCCCAAGAAGTACAGAAGCTTGGTATAGATTTAACAGCAGAACAAGAACAACAGTTTAATAAATTAAAGACTTCTGCTGAGAGACTCCAGTTCTTATTGGACATTATCAATAGCCCAGAGAACCAGAAGAAAGCATTAGACAATTTAACTCCATATCAGAAATGGCAGTATGTAATGGAGAAGCTCAGAGATATGGTTGGCAATACATTGCTACCAGTCCTTGAGAGACTGACAAATTGGTTTGATGGACTTAGCCCAAAGACACAAGATTTAGTATTAAAGATAGCAGGATTTACAGCAGCCCTTCTTGCAATAGGAGCAGTGGTAGCACCACTTGCTATAGCAATAGAAGCAATCGTTAGCCTCTTCGTACTCTGGAGAAGCACAGCAATGGCTGCAGCAATTGCCCAAGGTATATTCAATGCAGCACTTCTTATCAACCCATTCACACCACTCATCGTGGCAGTTGGATTAGTTATAGCTGCAGTGGTTCTTCTTATTAAGAACTGGGACAGCGTAGTAAATGCATTTAAGAATGTAGGCAATGCCATAGCATCAGGAGCGTCAGCTTTAAGAGGTGCGGTAGTTGGAGCATTTAACTCAGTCAAGGATGCTCTAGGAAATCTAATTGATTCATTTACTGGAATAGGTAAGCAGATAATCTACGGACTTGTAAACGGTATTAGATCTGTAGCAAACCTTCCAATGGAAGCAATCAAAGGAATTGGAAATGGTCTTGTAAATACATTCAAGAGCCTCTTCAGAATTGGCTCACCTTCCAAGTTGTTTGCAGACTACGGTAAGAACATAGTCCAAGGATTATCCAACGGTATTGATGGGGCCCAAAAGTTAGCTGTTACCAGCATGGACGCCATGTCTGCCAGAGTTGCTAGCCCATCCTTTAGCTTTGCAGGCGGAGGCGGAACAAGCGGAATGAACATAACTATTAATGCAGGAGTAGGTACAGATCCATATGAACTTGGTAGAGTTGTAAAGGCAGCACTGGATAAATACAACGGTGTTAATGGTAGACGATGAAGATATTTGACCAGATAGATTTACAGATACGTACAAAGATTGATGGCCTATTTACAATTGGCGTAGACCGAATTGGTGAAGCCTACCTAGCATCTGATGCTGACCTAAATGATGACACACAATATGAATGGCAGTCTATATTGCCAGGAGTTGTATCGCTTAGCCTTCGTAGAGGTGTAGACTCATATACTGGAGCATATGCTTTGCCAGTAGTAAATGTTGGCTCTCTGCATGTTAGATCAACTAATCAGCAATTAGATCCTGTAGTAAATAGATACTTACAGCCTAAATCAAAGATTAGACTTATACTTAAGGGTGAGACACCTGTAACAATATTCCAAGGTCGTGTAGATAATATCTTTATTGACTATAGATCAGACCAAGAGAAGCCTTTAATTAGTTTTGATGTTATGGATCCTATCAGCGATTTGCAAGGAACAATGACTAAACTATCAGGCATTTCTACATCAGCAACACATACCTGGTCTGAGCGTATCAATGAGATCCTCTCTAACGGCGGTAGAACGACCTCTGCAGGCCCTAAGCAGCTCATCCGTAACATCTATGGTGGGGCAACAACTCATGGCTTCTGGGACGACAACAGGACCATCTGGGAGGCATTGACACTTGCCTCAAATACAGAGGGTGGATTCATTTACTTTGATAAGGGCAATGAATTAAACTGCTACGCATCTGAAGAGATTCCAGATAATGAGCCATCAATGTCATTTAGCAATATTGATCCAGAAGCAGTTAATTATGGGTTTAAGAATATAGCCGTGGACTACAATACCTCATCAATTATTAATGAGGTCCAGGTTGGTAATACATGGGGCTACACCACAACCTCATATGACCAAGAGCAAATTGGTGATGACTATGGAACATGGACTACTGTCACTGAAGTTAAGACTGAGGCGGAAGGACCATATAGAGACCAAGCTTCTATTAATAAGCATGGCACACACGCATTAAACCTAGACACTAACTTCTATTTGGGCAATGGCAAAGAAGAGCTAGTCACATGGGCAAATAGAATTATTAATAAGTGGAAGAACCCAACTACGCTTGTTAAAGAAATTGAATGGAATGCAAAGAACGATATTACAAATGCTGCAGGCATGGATATCTTAGACTCAGTAAGCATTCAATACCAGACAGAAAATACAGGATTTACATCTGAACTAACCGTAATTGGAATACAGATGGAAATAAACGCCGACCAAGATACATGGCGTGTAAAATATATATTGTTCCCTAGGAGTAGATTCATATGACAATCAGATACACGGCTTTTGCTGATAACGAAATTCTTACAGCAAATGAGCTTATTGATCTCCAGAATAACGGAGTCATTCAAGTAACAAGTTATTCAGAACTAGCAGCTTTAGAGCCAACAGTTAATGCCGCATACGTATTAAACGATGGTGCATTCTATGTACGCAAGCCAGATGCCTCATGGGGCCAGGTTGGTGGATTAGCATCAGTTGCTGCATCAGCACCTACCTCACCACAGGTTGGCCAGATCTGGTACGATACAGACGCAATTTTTCCAAACACACAAAAGAACGGCTACAACGGAACTGAGACAGTTTCCTCATCTACATTTGCATCGCTTGCAAATCTAGCAGCCGTATCAGTAACTTCAACAGAACCTTTCCTTGCTCTCGTAAGCTATGGAGTAGTACAACCAATCGGTTCAGACGCAACCACAGGTGTTACAATGACAGTAGATGTATCAGGCGATACAACTAGAGCTGCAACATTTGTTGATTATGCTCAGTCAATTGGCACCCAGAAGGTAACAATTAATAACTCATTTACAACAGTTGTTAATGCAGGTACTACTTTGTTTACACCAAAGGCAAAGAAGGAAGGCTCAGGAACTGCTACCGTTACTCAACCATGGATTGAAGTAGCAGCCCTTAGATGGGTTTAATAAATGTTAAAGGTCTGGGATGGATCCAACTGGCTTCCGCTTGAAGGAGTTAAGTATTGGAATGGCACAGGTTGGGACAGAAACAATAAGTCCAAGGTGCGTTCAGCATCTGCAGTTTGGCTGCCACAAAAGTTCACAGACAAAGATGTTTCATTTACAATCAAATGGAATGTAGAAGGAAGAACTCCACCTGCTACACCAGACCCAGTAACAGCTGTACCTAATATAGTTGGCCTTACACAGGCTGCAGCTATATCTGCTTTGCAGGCAGCTACGCTAAACATTGGCGACATTACATATTTTACAACTACCGTGCTGGCTAATGATGGCAAGATTGCCTCTCAGTCAGTACAGCCATTGCTACAAGTTCCAGAGAACTCATTTGTTAACTTTGTAGTATATGAGTATAAGGTTCCAACAGCTACAGTTCCACAGCTTAATGGCCTTTTGAGAACAGCAGCAGAGTCAGCAATTACCAGCTTAGGCTTTGTAGTTGGAGAAAAGAATACAGTAGAAACCTACGACACAACATTAATTGGTAAGGTAGTCCCAGATGTACAGTACCCTGTACCTGGAACAGTTGCAGAAGTTGGCACAATAGTTACATTTGATTACTACATCCAGAAGCCATTTGTTACTATGCCTCAGCTTATTGGTATAGGTGAATACGAAGTCTTTAGCGCTTTGTATGCAGTTGGCCTAAATGAAGGAACAAAGACAACCACAGAAACTACCAACAAGACGCTTGAAGGCAAAGTTAAGACTCAGCAATATAACGCTGGTCAGCAACTTCAGGCTGGAACAGCTGTAAACTATAACGTATATATTCCAAATACAACAACCATCATGCCTAATATTATTGGTAAGACACCAGCACAGGCATCAACATTA